GATGTCTGGGGCGGGGTTGAATCCGCCCCAGGGTCATCAGGCGCGGCTGATCACCGCGGTGCCGACGTAGGACGGCTCGATCACCTCGTAGCCGAAGACCATCAGGCCTTGGACGAGGTAGCCGAAATCGTTCGGGTTGTCGATCATCCGCAGTTCGGTGATCTGCGAGGCGAACGTCAGACCGGCCGAGTGGCCGAACATGGCGTAGGTCGCAGCGGTGGACGGCGAGTTCTGCGTCAGCAGGTTGCGGCTCTGGTAGATCATGAAGCGATCCACCTCACCCACCTTGCCGTTGCGCAGGATCGAGACACCGTCACCGGCCAAGCTGGCGATCTTCAGATCGCTGCGCTTGATGCGGCTGATCGCCCACGGGGGCAGCACCAGCCAGCGGCCTTCGTCCGACACCGACTGCTCATCCAGCACCTGGCCACAGTCGACGATGAAGTCGACGATGTTCGATGCCGACACGGCGCGCGGCGATGCGGCCGTGCCCATGTTCAGGTCGTTGGAGTCGGCGCCAGCGGTGGAACCGCTGTTGTCGGCTGACACGTCGGCCGGGATCGTCTCCAGCATGTCGGCATCCGCGGCGATGCGCAGCTGGATGCTGCCGTCGTTCGCGAAGATGTCGGCCATGTCCAGGTCGGACTGGCGAGCGTCCACGGTGCTGACTGCCACCGCGAAGGACTTGCCCTGGTCGATCGACAGCGTGACCGAGTTCCGGGCCGGGTACTCGTTGCTGAGACCGGCGCCGATGACGTAGTCGCTCACCGTCACGGTCGGGACCGTGCGGATGATGACGTTGGCACCCATGCCGGTGATGTCGCCCTCGTAGTCCGTTGACATACCGCCCCGTGGGGCGGCCCGACTATCGCTTACGCAGGCTGCGAGCATGAGACATAGCGCAACGCTTCCGGTCAAGAATCTCTTCATCGGGAACATCACGTACTCCTGCAAGCAGCAAAGCTGCGTTTGGTTCACTTAGTCTGTGCGGCTGGGCTTTGAGTTGCTTCAATGCTGCGCTGATGCTTCCACCGTCTCGGTAGTGCCCCATCTGCGCGCAACCCAATATGAAGTCGGCCTGAGCCTTCTTCACAATCATGTACTTGCCGAAGTGCCCAAGGATTTCCTTGGCTTTGGATGGCGGCATCTGCAATGTCCACTTGGCCAGATGCGGCCGATCGCTCAAGTTCGCAATCGTCCCGCCAAATGCCTTGTGCAGCAAATCAAGCCCCTCTCTGTCGTACTCGGAGGCCACTATCTCGGCCACCACAGTCGCAGAGGTACGGCTCTTGCCGATCCTCGTTGAGAAACACCCGTCACCATCGAAGTAACCTGCCGCCCACTTCCTTGATGGGAAGTTGGGAAGCGGATCGCTCCGCACTCGCCGCTGCGCTTTCAGGTACGCCTGGGCCAGTTCCACCTTATGAGGCTTCCCCAGCAACTCCAGAACAACCCGCGCGTAGTGGCGCTTGATGACGAGGTACTTCTCCATTCGATTGAGCAACTGCACTGCGGGAGCGCCGAATACCTTGAGCGTGGTGTATGCGCCACTGACTCGGCATTTCCCGCCGCACTGCTGCTCAATCAACTTGAGCACTTCGTCTCTGTCGGACCTCTGGCTCCATTCGAGGCTCAGGTAGGGTCTGCGCATGGTCGGGTCCGTGTCGGCCCGGTCTAGCGCTCTCCAAAGTACCTGAATGCTCCCGTCTGAATCCAAGAATCCGGCTATGTACTTTTCACTGAGCGTTGTCACGCTGTTCCTCAGTTACTCTGCCCTTGCCTCTGGTTAGCTTTTGGCCTTCCAGTTATTCAGAACCAATTTTGAATCGCCTCAAGCCTTCTTAAGCGATCTCACCGAAGACGGTGGTCTTGTAGAACTTCTCGACGAGCTTGCCCGAGTAGACCTCGGGGTCGTAGTTGATGGTGCCTGCCGGACCGTAGTCCGGGATGCCCGATGCGCGCGGAACGCCCATGGTGTTTCTCCTGAAGGTGGTGGACTGCCGCTTACGCGGCGGCTCTCAACTTCAGCCGGGCCTCAAACTCCACACGTTCCTTGTCGGTCACCTTGCCGAGTTTTGAGCGCTTGAAGTAGTCCTTGCTCTCGGCTTGAGACGGATACCCCAGCGCTGGCTGATTCGCTGCCGGGCCTTCGCCGCCGCCATTCCCTGCTGATCGCGAGGGCGTGACTTGCGGTTGCGGCTTGGCGCGCGCCTTCTTGAAGTCGGAGAACATCTTGGCCACCTTCGCCACGTTCTGCGTGGCGTTGTGGCGGTCCAGAATGTCCTGGCGCACCAGCCCTGAGGTCTCGTCGTCTTCCGTCAGCCACTGCAACCACGCCGGGTCGGCGTTGACTGCTTCCCAATCGGGATGTGCTGCGGCGAGGTCATCGAAGAACTTCTGCCTGCGTGCCTGCTGCGCCTGTTCGGCGTCGGCCGCTGCTCGGTCCTTGATCGGTTTGACCTCGGCGTCGATCATTGCCTGGGCCTGGCCTTGTGCCGCCTTGATGGCAGCCTGGGCCATGGCCTCGCATTGATCTTCGCCAAACTGTTCGATCTGCTCGGGGGTGAAGAACAGGGCCACGTCGGGCTTGCTGTTCTGCGCCTTGCCTTCTTCCAGCGTGCGAATCCTGCTTCGCAGTTCGGTGAGCTCTTGATCTCGAGCGGCCAGCGCTTCGCGCGCATCGTCGCGGGCCCGGTTCAGCATCCCCTCGGTCACCTTGAAGCGTTGCTTCCAGTAGGCCGGGTCGCTGTCTCTGGGGTCCGCGGCAGGCGGCGGTGGCGCGCTGCTCGAGGGATCTTGCTCGGTGACAACCGGCGCTTGCTCGTCCGCATTCGGCGGGGTCGGTGCTGCGGCGGTGGGCTTCGGTTCGCTGCGTCTGTCGTTGATGCGCTGGATGCGCTCACGGACTTGGCGAGGAAGGTGTGTTTCGTTGGGACTGGCTTCAGTCGTCATCTATTGGCTCCACGATCCGACAGCACCCGTGCAGGGTTCATCGCGGGATTCGCAATGTTTGGATCGCGCAAGCGGCGCGGCTTCCAAGGTGGGCCGACTTTCAGGTCAGCGTCCGCACGCCTGGGCGCGCGGCTTGACCCGGTCGGGGGACTTCCTTCGGTGGTTCCGTCAGCAGCTTGATGAGCTCTTCTAGCTCGATCGCCCTGCCCAGGCCCCTCAGAAGGTCGTCACCGGCTCGGCGCCTGTTCGTGACGTCGTAGCCGGTCAAACGTTCTTCGAGCATCGCGACCAGTCGACGTCCTTCAGGTGATCTGCCGAACGAGTGCAGAGCCTTCAGTTCCTCGGTGGTCAATGCCATGGGTGGGGATTCTCAAACCCCCCCAGATACCCGTCAAACGTGGCCCCCGTGGGGGAAGTACTCGCGGTACATCTGGGCGGCCTCCATCATCTCAAAGCGCACCAGGCGCTTCAGATCCTGCTCGGTGGACCAGTACCAGAGAACGCTGGGGCGGGTGTAGCCGTAGACCGGAACCTTGACCTCGACGAGGTCGATGGCGCGCTCCATGGCTGCACGGGTCGCGCGTCTCTTGGGCATCTTCTGCCTTGTTCGGCCGCTCACATCAACGGATGCGCGCGGGGTGAAGCTCTGTCGGGCTTCGGGGGTTGGTGGTGCTCGGGTTAGGCATAGCCAACGTCACACCGCGATCGGGCCAAATTCTGCAATGAATCTAGCGCCCGTTGTCGGGTATTGTCCATTTGAGAGCTGCCCCTGGAACGCAGAATTCGAATCCCAATACACATGCGACTCGTAACCATGCACAACAAGCCACTGTTTAACGGCGCTTATGTAACTCTCCTGGCCATCTTGATCGACACCCCACTCGCTCAAAACTAAGCGCTTTGTATGCGCTCTCGCAAACTCCACCTGCCATTGGAACCCATACGGGGCTGTGCGTTTGTAGTTCCATGCGACGGTAGGATTTGTGCCGTCGTATTGGCCTTCATAGTACGCAGTCATACCAATAACATCAACGACGTCATCGCCCGGATAGCTTAACTCCGGGTTAACCATACCCCCATTAATGCTATCCGGCGTTGAGTAGTTGGGCGCCCACTCAATAACAAACCTATCCGAAACGCCGCGCAGGATACCCACCACGCGGCGGAAGGCTGCGATGTAGTCTGACTCAACACCCGCAGATGCCCACGGGAACCAACTCCCATTGAACTCCCAGCCAATGCGACACCTTATCTCCCCGCTTGTCACGGCCGCGGCTATTTGTTGAGCCACCGACAGAAAAGACGAATCCCTTGCGCCTGCCGCCACTTCCGCGAGCGGCGTACCAGTCATAGTTAAAGGAAATGACCAAAGGATAGTTCTTATTGAATTTCCGGCAATACCTTGGACGGAATTTTCAAATAGAGGCCAACTAGCCCGGCTTAGAAACTCAACCTGACTGTCAACTTGACGCCCTATCCACGGCTCAAAAGGCAGTACCCCAGCCGACCCAGATTCAAAGATTCCCAACTGTAACTGTGTCGGCTGGGGCATCAAAAATTTAGTCTGACACCATACCCAATCAAATCAAATGAGTCCGCGACGTTTGCCGAAGAAACGCCAAAGCAAATTTGCATATCGCTCGACGTATCAACATTTGACGAACTGGTAAGCGCAGATGACGGCGAGGTTCCATTGCTACCCATGAAGTTCTGACTAAAAAACTCAGACGACGATGCTCCAAAATTGGCAGACTGCCCTAGCGCAATGTCAAGATTGTTTGTTGCGGAAGCAGATTGCGCGACGATTTGACCATCCGCCGCCGTTCCAGAAGTGCCAAGTCTGGCGTATATCGTGGCCGTGCCAGCAGCTCCACGTCTTCGGATGCGCGCAACAACATCAAGCGATGAATTTGCGCCGAGAAGTCCAGCGGGAATTACAGGATTCCCCCCCGGTAAAGAAAAAATAGCTCCTGTTGAGGCGCTTATCGTTCCTACCGGAGAAACAAGAGATCCCCATAGTTGAGCCAACAAAAGCACCCCGTTTACCGGAGTCCATCGGCTGCCATTCCACGTAAAATACGCTCCCGCCCCCCCACAACGTCGGTAATGAACTTCTGCGCCCCCACGCGCGAGCCAGTTCCACGAAGCGCCCAGGTGCTGGAGCCGTCGTAGACCATGCCCAAGGTTCCATCCGGCCTCACCAGTGCCTGACCTGTGGAGTCGAAGAACGCCGGATACTGCGGGGCGCCGGTCTGCGGATCCGCGAACATCACATGCCGGTAGTTGTAGCCTTCGATCTCTTCGACCGGCCACTTCGTCGGGTCCGTGAGCGCGTCGGGTGAGACCACGCCGAGCGCTTCGACCGCGACACCGTTGATGCTGTAGTTGCCCTTGTTCGCCATGGTTGTCTCACTTCGCCGCGTGGCGGCTTGCTGGGGTTGCTGGAATTGTCGGGACGCTGACGGTTTCCATCAAACGCCCTAGTCCTCTTCGAGCTCAAGCAGAAGGCGCATCGCGATCTTCTCGGCCCGCTCTTGGTTCATCTTCTTCAGATCCCTTGCGGCCTGCGCTGCCGACTTGCTGCGCATGCGGCCGATCACCTTCTCGATCCTGGTCAGGCGGTCGCGCATCAAGGTCCGCTTTGAGCGACCGCGGATGCTGGCCGAGGCCGCCACCAGGACGCCGCTCGACAGGCTCGGGTGCGTCGATCCGGAGGACGTCGCAGCAGGAGATGCCACCAACGCACCAGATGCGGCGTGGGAGCGCTTGCGCCTGGTCGTTGAGGTGACGCTGGCCAGGCCGGCTTCGAGCGCCCCGCGCGCGACGTGGACGACAGGTAGAGGCGCCGGCTCTTCGGGTTCTCTCTCTGGCTCGACGTAGGGCGCCGGCTCGCGCTGCACCGGCTTGAACCGGAGGTTTGCATAGTACTTCGGCTGCAGGAGGTCGTTGCCGCCATCCAGGACCGCTGTTGCGCTTAGGGTGGCCGACTGTGCCGCCAGGGCTCCGCTGGCGTCGTGCAAGACTTCGCCGGGCGCGAGGTAGCCGCTCGCCGCAATCGACAGCGGCGAGCCACTTAGGTAGCCGTCGCTGACGACCGCGAGGGTCATGCAGTCCTCGTTACGGTGCTCGTGGTCGTGCCGTCACCCGTGATAGCGAGGCTGATGCTGCCAGCAACTCGGCTCGTGGGCGTGACGGTCATCGGCGAGCCGGAGGCGAGGCCAGCGATGGCGTGCATCTCGTCAACCTTGGTCTGCCGGGTGGCCGCCGCCGACTCCGCCTCGCGCGTGCTCACCGCAACGTCGATGCGGCCCAACTCGGTGGCGAGCTCGGTGCGCACCGCGCCGGCCACGGTGGCAGCGCTTGGCGCCGCGGGCAGGCCCGACAGCGCAGAGGCCAACTCGGCATTGGTAGGCAGATCGGCCAGCTGGACGTCGAGATTCGCCGTCCGGGTGGCCGCGGCAGATTCGGCCTCACGACTGCTCACCGCAACGTCAATGCGGCCCAGCTCCGTCGCCAGTTCCGTGCGGACTGCGCTCGCGTTCGCTGCTGCCGTCGGGGCTGCGGTCGGCGCGGTGTAGTCCGCTGCGGCCAGCCGCGTCGACAGCACGACATCCAGCCGCGACTG